CACATCCTCTCACGAGCCAATTGACGTAATGACTCTTAGCGGGAGGAAGCGTGGTAGCACTAAAAAAGGTGTCGGACGAGGAACTAATAGCGGCGTTTAAGACCTACGGCAGTCCACAGAAGGTCTCACAGGTTCTAGGCATAGATGTTGGTACGGTTTACCGAAGGCGGGCTGCACTAAAGGACGTATCCTTGCCCTCCTTTGCCGCAAGACAGCACAGCATCGCCAACACATACATCCCAGATAACCGCAGGGTTATCTCCCACACCGTAGACAACGGTCACGTCTTCATAGCCTCCGACTGCCACTATTGGCCTGGCGAGGAAACCGTAGCGCACAAGGCGTTTGTTTCCCTGCTGACCGAATTTAAGGCGAAATCTGTCATCATCAACGGGGACTGTTTCGACGGGGCTAGAATCAGCCGACACGCCGCCCTCATGGGTACTAACCCACCAACCCCAAAGCAAGAGATAGAAGCCTGCCAAGACCGACTAAACGAGATTGCAAACGCCTCTAAGAACGCTACTAAGTTGTGGACGTACGGGAACCATGACGTAAGGTTGTTCAATTACATTGCAACCCACGCCCCAGAGTTATCTGAGTTCAGTGACTTGTTTGCGTACTTTCCGGGTTGGCACACGGGGTGGAGAATAGACATAAATAACTCCGTGGTTGTAAAACATCGGTGGCACAACGGGCAACACGCAAATTATAACAATGCCCTGAAGTCTGGCAGAAGTATCATCACAGGACACCTGCATAAACTGATGGTGACCCCGTGGACAGACTACAATGGGCGCAGATACGGTGTGGACACAGGAACGCTTGCGGAGCCAGGTGGCGACCAATTTGTGTATGTAGAAGAAAACCCTGTGAACTGGTGTTCGGGGTTCTGCGTTCTGACATTTAAGAATGGTATGTTATTACCACCAGAGTTATGCGAAGTAATAAACGGCGTGGCTTACTTTCGAGGAGAGAAAGTGGGATAAATGAGTGATTTAGTAGCCTCGGCAAAGAGTGCCGCGCAGGGAATAAAGAGCGCGATTGCCGCAGGGAAAGAGATTGAAGCAGTAGTTACTGACATACAAAAACTTGGGGTCGCAGAACTCCAAGCCAAGCAACAGTTCCAAAAGAAACAACGGGTAGTTAAGGGCGATACCACCATCCTCACGGCTTTCGCGGAGTGGCGCAGATTGAAAGAAATCAAGGAAGCCGAGGACGACTTATTCCAGCAGCTTGTCGAGCGTTACGGCAAGGACAAGGCTGAGTTTGAGTGGAAGGACATCCAAGCCATCAAAGAGCGCCAAATGAAGGAAGTCAAGGACGGGCGTGACGAGATGGGGCGTGACCTAAAGAAACTCCGAGAACTCAAAATTATGTGCTTCCTAGCCTCGCTAATCATAGTCACTACTTACTACATCTTCAAAGGACACCTGTAATGCTATCCCTAATATCCTCCGCTATCGGATTTCTAGCCTCCGGTCTACCCCAAGTCCTAAACTTCTTCCAAGACAAGGCAGATAAAGCGCAAGAGTTGAAGTTAGCGCAGATGCAGACCGAGCGCGAGTTAGCCCTTGCAGAACGCGGTTTCCTAGCCCAACAGAAGGTCGAGGAGATTAGGACTGACCAGATTGCGCTTCAGACCGACGCAGACCGCCAGAACGCCGCTTTAGACCACGACAAGGCTATCATGGCTCGCGCCTCTGGTTGGGTCGTAAACCTAAACGGGATAGTGCGCCCTGCGGTGACCTTTATCTTTGTCCTAGAGTTGGTGCTAATCAACATGGGACTGACTTACTTCTTGCTAAAAGGCGGTCTTGGCGACATGAGCGTGGAGCAGTTTATCGCCGCCACCGACGTAATCTTCTCCGAAGACGAGATGGCCCTACTCTCTGGGATTATTGCTTTCTGGTTCGGGAGCCGCCAATGGGGTAAGAAGTGAAGGTAAGCAAGGAAGCGATAGAGGGGATTAAGAAAGACGAGGGGGTAAGGACAAAACCTTACCGCTGCCCAGCCCTGCTTTGGACTGTTGGAGTTGGACACGTTATCGACCAGAACCACATAAGAATAAAGTTTGATGACCGCAAAAATCTACCAATTCCCGACGGATGGGACAGAGTTCTTAGCATGGCAGAAGTTGATGCTCTCTTGGCTCAAGACTTGGCTACATTCGAACGAGGTGTTCTGCGCCTCTGTCCAAGTGGACTTACTCAAGGCCGCTTTGACGCTTTGGTTTCCTTCTCCTTCAACGTCGGGCTTGGCAACCTCCAAAGAAGCACGATAAGAATGAAGCACAACCGTGGCGACTTTGAGGGTGCTGCGGAAGGGTTTATGGCGTGGACTAAAGCGGGTGGTAAGGAACTGCCTGGTCTAGTTAAGCGCCGGAAGCACGAACGCGCTCTCTATGAATCTGAGTAATTCTCTCTTTTAGTTCCTCTGCTACGGTCAAATTGTGCTTGGCCTCAAACTGGTCAAGCCACTTCCTCCTCGCCTCCTTTGTCGGAAGCGTCAAAACGTACCTCGCCAGCCCCTCTATCTTCGCCTCATGTTCTGACATCACGATTTGATAGAACTCCTCTGGGGTAGCGGTAAAGGTTCCTCTATTAACCAGCCCTAGCAAATGTTTTATGCAACGCTTTTCTTGCGGTGGTGACGGCTCTGGCTGCGTCAGATTTTCGAACAAATCTCCCAAAATAGTACCTCTTTCCGTTGGCCATTATGTGCGCCTCGTAAAGTCTTCTCCCCCGCTTGTAGACACCCTTCACGTTTGACTTGGTTTTGATTCTGCGTTTGGAGTTCCAACGGTTCTCGGTCTGCGTGGCTTCTCTGAGGTTGCCTATCCTGTTATCGGCAAACTTGCAGTTTATGTGGTCAATCTGCTTTGGCCAGTACCCATAGTGATAAGCCCAGACAATCCTGTGGGCAAAGTAAGGCTTCTTGAATATAGCAATTTTGCGATAACCGCGAGGGGTTATGTGACCGGCAACCCTATTCGCGTACCGTCGGTTCCACATGACGTAGGCAGAATACTTGGCGAAAGCCTCAATGGGTCGAGGCTTCCACACAAGTCGTCCGCGCCTGTAATCAAACAGGGCTTTCAGTTGTTGCTGTGTCAGAATGGGATGTCGTCCTCTAAGGCTTTCTGCTTCGGCTCTGCCTTTGGTTTTGGCAGTTCCACCTTGAGGCTCATAAACTTCTGCCCAGACTTGCCGGTCTTAATCCACGCGGCTAGTTGGTACTCAGTCCCGTCCACGTTTAACTTGCCTTTGTAGGCTGGAGCTTTCTCGTTGTCCGACTCGTTCTTAAACAACACACCGCTATTCGTATTATCGTATTCCATTTACTTCTCCTATTTGGCTGCTATATAAAGACCAACATTGCCAAGGCTATAACCTAAGAAAGCCACGCCCAGACCCACCTTACCCTCTAGTAGCAACTGCACCGCTACCACAAGGTATACAACACCGATACCGGCTATTAGCCACGCCGCCACTCTGTCCACCCCGCGAAGATAATAACGCCAAGCATAAATAGCACGAAAAATGCCGCGTCCTGCGCGTAGAAGTGTGCAGATATAAGTCCGTCTCTCATTCGTCTTCCTCCGTATTATTCAAAAGCTGGTACTTGATTACCTCTAAGACCCCTACCACAGAGGCTAGAGGAAGTGCCTCGTCAAACTTGCCTAGAACCCCAATAATCTCCTGATACAGGGCTTCTATCATCACCTGCTGGCTCAACCCCTCATCTCCTGAGCCAAGCTCTTAAATCCCCATTCCTCTGCCATCCTAGCGCACCGCAACATCTCCTCCTCGCGCACTATGTCCGCAAACCTCTGCAACTGGGTTCTAGAGTCTTCGTGGAAGTTAAACAACAACTCCCCCTCCTTCAAAAACAGTCCAGCCTCTACCGCCAGGTCGTCAATCGTCACACTCGGCCTCCACTTCTGATAAGAACACCTGAATCTTGTCTAGCATCTCGTCTATTTCTTTTTGCTCCGGCTCGAACCGCACGATGAATAGCATCTTGCTTACCGGCAGTCGGGAGTCGAAACTCACAAAGTCGCACCACTTCCTACCCGTACAGGCAAGTTGGAGCATCATCTGGTTCTTGTACTTGGTCGGAACCTTGCCAGCCTTCCTGTATTGCAGGTGCGTGGCCGTGTTTGGATTTTTCAGTTCTACGAGCCCTTCCTGCCCCACCAAGCCGTCAGGACTGGCTCCTAGCCACTTTATAGTCGGGTGTGGGACGAACCCTACTTGGTCTACGAAAACCCCGCTATGGGCTTCGTAAGCAGCGCGGGCAATAGGCTCTTGCTCAGTTCCACGAAGCATGGCCGCGTTGGGCGCAAACCCCGCCTGGGGCATCTTGGTAAGTCTCTCTGCTACGAGCTGCCAGAGGTAGTTCTTGCGGGTCTCTGTGTCCTTACCAGCCAAGGCATCGCTAACCCTACTCGCGGTGCAAAACCCCAGCCTCGCCTGTAACCATTCCTCTGTGCCCTGAACAATTTCTTTGTAATCGGTCATATAGCCTCCTCTTTGCTATGTGTAATTCTGCCTCAAGCCTGTCTGTACTCATCCGTAATCTCTGGGCTACATTGTGGCTCAGGTTGTACGGGTACTGTATATACCTTGCCTTCAAAACCCTGCGACTTATATCAGGTAAACCCCTAATTGCGTCCTCCACCAACTGCCCGTCTAGCATATCGGGTTCTATCCTTGGCTCCTCGCCCTCGAATACATCCTCGGACTCGTAGTTCCCCTCTGCGCTGGCTGCGCGGGTACGAACCTCTGGGCCTAAAGGCCCATATGCACACCACCAACCCCAGTTTTTAAGACGGTCTTCGCTAATCATTCCCTTTGAACCATAGTTTGTACAAGTCTGGTCTATGCTGTTTTATAACCGGCTTTGCAGATTGTATAAGTTCTTGGGCATTAAATCCACACGTTTGAGAGCCGACGTGGTGGACGTAAGCCCTGCTAATCCAATGGGAAAACCCTGCCTCCATTTGCTCGTAACACTGTAAATCGTCTGAATACCAATTGAGTGGCTTAAAATCTGTCCACGCGTCTTTGTGGATATAGCCACAGATAGGCGCGATAACGTCTGCCTTTATAAGACTGTTCTCGGTCTCAAATTTAAAAAATTCCATTCTCCCCTGGCCCAGCCGGATATTCTGCAATCCTCGGGCATAATCAGACCTAGCGGCTACCCAGCCGAGGGGGATGCTTTTGTCTCGCAAAAACGCAACGTCCTCGCCAAGCAGCTTCCAGGTGCTAGGGTTGAACACAATATCGTCGTTACAAACAACAACCTCGTCTACCTCCTCGAACGCCCGCCTGACTACGGCGTTATAGGCATCGCCAAAGTTGGTCGCGTCGTTAGGTAGGTTCACCGTCCTGTGGCGCGGGAAGATAATGTCACTACCAGCTAGGAATACCGTCACATCCTGCGGGACGTAGAAGGTCACGGAGGCGGCTAGTACGGGAAGGCACTTCCCCTCAGTTGTTGCTATCGCTATTGCTTTCACCTAATAAGCTCCTTACGTCGTCAAGCAGGTCTTGTTCTGTAAATCCGTAGTGCTTTGGGAAACCTTTGGTTCCGAGTCCGTGAACTCCAAGGTTTCCAGTATGGTGCGTCTCGCACAAACCTATCGTTTGATAGTGGCTAGACCGCCCCCACCCTTGACCACTTCTGATGTGGTGTATTTGGCACGGCGTATCTTGGTAACCTAAACGCTTACAAACCATACAGCCAAGTGCCGCAACCTCACTTAAATGGCGTTGTTCGTCAGACGTTTTGCTTTTTCTTTTGACCATCTTTCCTTCATCATTTCAGAGCGTCTTTGGCTTTCTTCTGGTGTTCTAATTCTTGTTTTGTGTATTTGTATAAGTTTTTGTTTATGTTCTTCTGGCATTTTTTTGCCATACATATGATGGTTTTTGCCAGTTGGGTAATTTCCGTGTCGTTTCCTGTCCCCATTATTGTTTCTGTGCGTGTCCCATCTAAGGTTTTCTATTCTGTTGTCAGAAGCAATACCGTTGTTATGACAACACTCCATTCCATCTGGTGCTGGCCCCACAAAAGCCAAAAGAACAAGTTTGTGAACCAATACCGTTTTCCGTTGTTTGTTGTAACCAAGATGAACAGACAAATGATTCCATTTATCAGCTTTTGTTGGCTTTAACAAACGACCCTTGTAAAACTGTTTTACGTTCTTATTTATAAGCCCACAAAACTTTTCAACATACCTATCTTTTACTCTTATGTTCCCAAGGCTTGACGCTTGGTAATGATTCCCATATCCGGGTATATTTTTCCAAATTTCCATAGAAACTCCTTCCTATGGTGATATTACAACAAGCGGAATCATTTATCAAGCTTTTCATCCTTTGTCACCTAGCCCCCTCGTATTTTCACTAAATCTTACATCATGTTCCAAAGACCATTTCACTACCTTCTCTACATACTCCGAGAACAAGGCTTGGTTTAACTCGCTCGTACTAGGCTCTAACATCTTTATGCTTCCGTCTGGCAACTCAATCATCCGTTCAGGCAGAAACAAAGCCCGTAGATACTCGTGCCAGATACTTGGCTCGTAAGCCTTACCAACAACCATCTGCTCGGATATATCTCCCAACACCGCCCAGTAGTACCTGTTGCTATCTAAACTGCGTTTAGGAGGACGGACTTCTAGCACATAGCCATCGGGTGCGTTATCCACCATCTGCTTGGCTACGTCTCTGTTGTGTGGGGAGAGAATCACGCAGACTTGAGCGCGGCTCTCATTACCGCAACCTTAAAGTGTGGGAACGACTCGAATTGGCTAGGGTCTAAACCTAGCTCTTTGCCCTTGAGTTCTATGCCGGTAGCCGTCTCGTGCCAAGGCTTTTCGTTAACTACGTTTGGCAGGGAAACTTCTAGTTCATCTTCCCAACGCTCACCACGAAGCCAGGTGGCTGGGTAGGGGATAAAAGCCCCGCCAGACTTCATCCAACTCTCGGTCTTGCAGTTAGCGGTTATGGCAGTTAACAAATTTGTTAATTCGGGCCGTATATTTTTTGTCTGCGCCCACGCTTTTCTAGCGTCTGCCTTGGCTACTTTCTTAGGGTAAGCAGCCCAAAACTTATCAAAGTCATCCATGTTTACCACCTCCTCGTGGCGTATTGTAATCGGTTATGTAACATTCTATCCTAGGTACTTACCCCTATAAATATCTACCGCCTCGCGTAGAGTAATTTCTGGGATTTCTGTTAGCCAACTGCAATTCTCGCGGACTTGTGTAACCGTGGTCAACCCCATGTTTATATCCCCAGACGACTCATGCGAGGTCAGGAGAATCAGGCAATGTTTATGCGGGGGGTCGTTTATGGCATCGCAGACCCGTTCTAGGGCTAGAAGCTGTCCGCGAGGAATGGGCGAGTTTTTGTACTTAGTCTCGACAATGATAAACAGGCGGTTAGAGAACTCTAGCAGAGCATCTACATCTGTCGGGGATATTGCACCCCATCTCAACCCTGAGAAGTCCTTTAGCTGACTACCGTGTGTCTTGTTGCGCCACAACATTATTTATCCTCCAGTCAGTCATGTCCCAATTGCCCTTACCGTGATTACATTCATGACACAAAATTTGTAAATTATCTATATCCAAAGCAAGTTCTGGGAATATCTTTCTAGGCTTTATGTGGTCAACATTCATAACTGCGCCGCCTGCTGGGGTAGCACCACAACACATACATTTAGCGCCGTATTTTTTTAGTGCTTGCATACGCAACCTGCGCCACTCAAAAGTTTGCAAAAAATCGTTTGTAATAACTTTTTTTGGTGGCCCTTTTTGTTTTTTAACTTGTGGTTCTTTTTTAGGTTGCCATCCGTACTGCAAGCATAACTTTGCATCTTTTATTTCTCGCAGTTTTTTTCTAGCGGCTTCTTTGCTTGTCGCGCCCGCAACGAAAGCGTCTCTCTGGTCTAAACTTATTTGTTTGCCAATAATTTGTTTTAGCCATCCTTTAGGAGGTGGGTACGGATAACCTAAAGCATGAATTTGAGCAGCAATATAGCCGCCCTTTCTTGTATTGTTTTTTGACAACCACTCTTTAGTTACTGTAAACATACTTATACCTATAAGATACTAGTAAGTAACACTATCCGATGGGTTCAGGCAATGCCCCGCTAAACCCCGCCCGTTATGGTGAGGTTCAGCGTCACACTATCCGATTGGGACTAGTTCAACGCCCAGAATTCGCTGCTTCCTTCACCTCGGTCAACTCTGGTAGACCGCTGCGCTATGGTGAACTTACCCCGTTCGGTAACGCAGATTCTCTCGTTAGCCCCACCCAACGTATCAAGCCAAAGATAGCGGGCTAACCAGTCAGCGCCAAAGAAAAACCCCAAGAACTTAGCGGGTGTGACCCTGGCATGGGCAACGCATTGGGTAAGATGGATTCCAGCACCTCGAACCAGCGCATTACGCACACCCGCTAAATACTCGGGGTTTGTGTGGAACCATCTCATTCCGGTGTTGCCGCACCGACACCGCTAAGATACCACAGATTTAGTTAAGTTCAACCAATTTTATTGTCCAGCCCGCTTTTAATTTCCCCCACCCGTGGACATGGACTTTCCACCCAGACCGAACCAACTCTGGAAAATACTCGTTTTCCTCAATTTTCTTGACCCTAGCCGAGACATTGCCCCTACTGGTGGTCTGCACCCCTATGGTCTCCCCGTTGCCCACAGCTAGGATGTCTATACAATTCCACAGGTCTATCCGCTTGCGGGAGTAGGGACACCACCTCTCCACAATCCAGCACCTATACCCCCGTTCTCGGAGGTAGGCTAGGGAGCGTTGGGTAGGGGACATTCTTACATTCTACTGTATAACCATACATTAGGGTTAGTCCCTAGTAGATTTCTTATACAACCCCTCAAAATGGTGTAAGATTCTGTTCATGGCATCCCGCCATACACGCCGAGGAGGGCATATGAAATACGACGAAGATTGGTACTACACACCGCCAGAGTTCGAGTCCGAGGAGGACGAGGAGGAGGATTCGTATTGGGAAGAACGGGCATGGGAGGCAAGCCAATATGACTGATGCCCAAGCCCACCAGCAAGAGCTGGAACAACAAGAGCAAGAGGACTCGGTCTGGGAACGCGCCAGGTTAATGGCTCAAAACCACGGCAAGATGATTGGTTGCGCTCAGGCCATACGGGACTCTAGCGGTGACGAGGACTATGTAAGAATTGCAGTAAAATACTTACTAGAGGCTTTGAAGGAACACGAAGACATCAAGAGGAGATACGGATGAACTCAGTAGATTTATTAAAGATTAACGTCAACGACCACACGGAGAAGAAGGGAAACCTTACATACCTGTCGTGGGCATGGGCTTGGCAAGAGGCAATCAAGGCAGACCCGCAAGCAGAGTGGACTGTCAAGATGTTCGGCGAGTCGTACGATAAACCGTACGTTAGCATCGGGGACACCAAGATGGTGTTCGTAGACGTAACCATGTTCGGCAAGACCCTGACCTGCCAACTGCCCGTCCTTGACCACAAGAACAAGGCTATCCCTAACCCAGACGCTTTTCAGGTCAACACGGCAATCATGCGTTGCTTGGCAAAAGGGATTGCAATGCATGGCCTTGGCTTATACATCTACGCGGGTGAGGACTTACCGGAAGATGGCTCAAAACCTGAGCCAGCAGAATTCGTCAAACTAATCGAGGAGAGTAAAAATGTCGCAGATTTACAATCAAATTGGAAAGCAGCGTACAGCGCGTCTCAATCAGATGCGGGGTTTATCGCCGCTATCACGGTTGCCAAGGACAAACGAAAAGCAGAGCTTTCCGCTGCTTGACGCGCTAGCCTTTGTAGCGTGTTGCGTTACAGGCTACACCGTACTGGTGATGCTATGACACTAGAACAAATCGACAGTTTGTCTAACAAACGCCGTGTCGCTAACCTGACCCCTGCAAGACCGTGGGTAGAGATAGACATCCTAGAACTCAAGGCGATTGCAGAGTCTTGTAATCTCTGGGGTTCGGATGTTTATAGCGACGTAGAGGAACTAGCGGCGCAGATTAACAAAAGACTGAAAAGGAAGAATCATGTATGAGAGTGAACACGCGGTTCGGATTATTCATTGTGGCAATCGTCTCCAGCATGAGATGGCTAACACGTTTGCTCCCGACAGAAACACCATCGCGGCGTTATGTCAGGAAATTGAGAACTCGGCACACGAAATCTACAAGTGGGTAAACGGGATAGAGGGCAAAAGTGAGTAGGTTTACCTATATCCCCGCCGATAGAACCGACCTGAGAGAGTCCATGAAAAGATATAGAAAGATGGTAGAAGATGAAAATCGAAGATTACATTCTGGCAAGCAAGAAGCCAGTTCACCCAACCCACCTGGCAGAGAGGTTCTCGGTCAGCAAGAGCAAGGCGTACAACACCTGCGTCTCGTTGCTACTGGAGGGCAAAGTTGAAGAAGTCAGAGTCGGTGCGCGAACCTTTTATAGGGTTCGTAGAGATGAACCTAAAGATGGACGGGGTCTTGAAGACTAAGTTTTGCTTCTCCTGCCAGCGGGAAAGGAACAAGGAAAACGGAAGTTATATAATCAGGAAAGGGAACAAGCAATGGAAGTGTATGGACTGTCAACAGAAGCGTTGGTTCTCTACGCAGCCATCGCCCTCGCGGTCGTAGGCTATGTCACAAGTAAGGATGGTCGTAACCGTGTTGGATACGACTGTAATAAAAGGAAAGAAGATGAAGAACACAACTAGAATCCTAGAAGCCATCAGCGCGGCCACGGAACCCGTAACCCTGAACACCCTGAAAAACGACTTGGGGATGTCGCCAGGGATAATCTCTGGGTCACTTGCTAGCCTGATGAAGTCGGGTAGGCTAGAGAGGCAACAGCTAACCGCAGAATTTGGGCGAAAAAATATCTGGGGATATGTTGCAAAAACTCAACAAAAAGGAGTAGAATCATCGGTGGAGTAGTGCGCCTCCTCCTCAGCATTGCTCCTTCAAGCCCTCAAACCCCCCGGTCAAAAGCTGGGGGGTTTTCTTTTACCGAAACGGAGAACGATATGTACGGCAAAAAACCAATGAAGCCAGCTAAGAAGCCCGCCAAGCCGGGTAAGTACGCTCCCAAGAAATGAAAGGGCCAACGATAATGATTGGGCTACTTGGGAAACCAAGGGAGTCCAAGGAGATGGAAGGCGGCCTCCTTGACGAGGAAGGCTCCTGTCCGCTTGCCACCCAGGATGAGATAGTCAACCGTGGCAACAAGCAAAAAGCCATCCTGACCGCCAAATACGGCCCTAGCGAGGGCAAAGAAAAGTGCGGCAACTGCGAGTACGGGATGAAGCTCAAGGGCTGTGGTCTTGGTAAGAACGAGGTGTTCTGCGACGTTTACGAGTTCAAGTGCAGCGCGGATAATGTCTGCGATGCGTGGGAAAGCATGGAAGAAGAATCCGAAGAAGAATCGGATTAAAGACCCCTTTAACTGCCCAACAGGAGATTCAAATTGCCTTTCAAATCTAAGCAGCAAGCCAAACTAATGTTTGCCGCAGCCGCCTCCCCAAAGGTCGCCAAGGCTACTGGTGTCCCCCAGAAGGTCGCCAAGAAGATGGTCAAGGAAGGGCAGTCTAGCCTCAAGAAGCTCCCAACTAAGGTGAAGAAATGAAGAAAGAAGTCTACGAGAAGGCTAGACCCAAGGGTCTGGGAAAGCCAAAGGCACTTAGCACCAACCAGAAGGCAGCCGCTAAGCGGTTCGCCAAGTCCACAGGGACAAAGTACCCATCCTTGCTTGCTAATATGCGCGGGGCGCAAGCCAAGAAATGAAGATAAGGGACGCTGCCAAGCGGTTTGAAGCCTATGACAGAGCAACTACGAAGAAAATGGCCGAACATAATCGGTCTGGTGGAGATGTTCGCGCACCTGTTAGGTCGCTCAAAGGAGCCTCAACAGGCGACAAGTACGACCGCGCCAAGTTCATCTACCGAAAAGCAGCCCAAGCCCTTACTGCTGGACACCCTCTCAAAGACAAGAACGGAGAGGCTACGCCCGCAGCCCTCCAGTTCAAACGCTGGGCGGCCAAAGTCCCGCAAAACCGCGAAGACCTCCAAGAGCTTAAAGCCCTCGGGACAAGACTCAAAGCCCGCTACAAGCCGAAAAAGTAAATGAAGAAATGCGCCGTCTTTGTGATGGTGAAGGACGAGGGGTATTTCCTACCAAAATGGTTGGGATATTACAAACAGTTCTTCAAGCCAGAAGATATTTATGTGCTTGACCATCAGTCCTCGGACGGGTCAACCCAGAACCTAGATGTCAATGTAATCCATGTAACAAACGACGTAGCGGTAGACCACACTTGGATTGTAAACACCATTCAAGACCAGCAACGCAAGCTCTTACAAGACTACCGTTGCGTACTGTTTGCCGAGTCGGATGAGATTGTCTACCCCCTGTTTCAGACATTAGACAACTACATAGACAAGTTCTTAGACGGGCAGGACGAATACATAACCTGTATTGGTCACGAAATGATGCAGGACTTAGAGAAGGAAAAGCCTCTAAGTGCGGACGACCCAATCCTTGCCAACCGCAAGCATTGGTTTAGGCATCCGCTGTACGACAAGACTTTGTTGTCTAAAGTCCCGCTGAACTGGGCTTGGGGATTCCACTCCCAAGACAAGCCAAATGTCCACCGTGGTTTATATTTGTTGCACCTGCACAGACACGACTTTGAGATGATGCTGAAACGCCACGAAATGCGGGTAGCCAAGTGGAAAATTAAGGATGACGGCAACTCTGGTTACCAGTTCAAGATTTCCCATCGAGACGAGTTGCTAAAATACTTCTACGAACAATGTAAGGAACCGCAGCTAATCCCTGCCGAACACCTATCGAGTATCCGTGGACTTTGATTATGTAATCGTTGGGGCTGGATTCTTTGGCTCAATATGCGCCCATGAGCTTACAAAGCGCGGCAAGCGTGTCGTTGTTTTAGAAAAACGCAGCCATATCGGTGGCAACGTGTACACCGAAAACCGAGACGGCATCAATGTCCATGTCTACGGCCCGCACGTTTTTCACACCTCTGACGAGGAAATTTGGAACTGGATAAACCAGTTTGTCAGCTTCAATAACTACCGCGTTCAAACCGTGGCGATGTATAAGGGAGAGGCGTTTTCCCTACCGTTTTCCATGTGGACGTTTTCTAAACTTTGGGGAATTTCTACCCCAGAGCAAGCAAGAAGCATTATCCGAAGCCAAAACAACATTCTCGGCGAACCAAAGAACCTAGAAGAACAGGCAATCCAGTTGGTCGGCAGGGAAGTCTACGAGAAGTTTATAAAAGGTTACACAGAAAAGCAATGGCGCAAGCCAGCAAAAGACTTACCGGCGGCAATCATCAGAAGGCTTCCTGTACGCTTTACCTACGACAACAACTACTTCTTTGACACCTATCAGGGCGTTCCGATAGGCGGGTACACCCAGATATTCAAGAAGCTGCTAAACGGCGTGGATGTAAGGTTAAACACGGACTACTTACAAAACAAAGACTTTTGGGACAAGCAGGGCAAGGTAATTTACACCGGCCCGATAGACCAGTTGTTCGACTACGAGTTTGGGGTTTTAGAATATAAGACCGTAGAGTTTGACCACCAGCACCTGCAAGTAGAAAACTTCCAAGGCTCTGCGGTGGTTAATTACACGGAGCGCGAAGTACCTTACACACGGATTGTGGAACACAAGCACTTTGAGTTTGGTAAGACCCCGACAACCTGGGTGACCCATGAGTACCCCGTGGAATACACTAAGAGCCGTGAGGCAATGTACCCGGTCAACGACTTACACAACAATGCCCTGTACGAAAAATACAAGGCAAAAGCGGGTAACATACTGCTTGGTGGACGACTAGCAGAATACAAGTATTACGATATGCATCAGGTCATCCGTTCCGCACTAGACTTTGTGAGACGACTCTGAAACTTAACCTTGGCTCTGGTAAAGATTGGCGCAAGGACTGCATAAACGCAGACATCCAGCCGGAGAAGAAACCCGATTGGGTGCTAGATATTACAAAAGTCCCGTGGGGCGAGGTTATAGACACCCGCTTAGGACGGTTTGCGGTCGAGAAGGGAATGTTTACCGAGATAATCGCCAACGATGTCTTGGAGCATATCCCTGACCTTGTAACCGCAATGACTAACTGCCGAGACTTACTCAAGCGCGGTGGCGAGATGCACATCCATGTGCCTTACGACCTAAGTCTAGGCGCGTGGCAAGACCCGACACACGTTCGGGCGTTTAACGAAAACTCATTCTTATATTACACAGATTGGCATTGGTATCTAAACTGGGACGAGAAGTTCACCTGTACGCAGATGGGCTTCGAACTCTCGGACTTAGGACACGAGATGCGGGAGCAAAAGGTTCCCACAGAAACCGTTATAAGAACCCCTCGTGCGGTAGATGCCCTGCAAGTCATACTCAGGAAGGATTGACATGGAAAAGTTACAAGCCTTGTGGTCGGACATAAAACTACTAGCCAAGCGTATTCTTGCAAAACTAGGTTTATAATTGTTGTAGAATAGCAACACTTATCCCGAACAACCAATAGGATTCGGACATGGAAATCAGTAAAGTAGAAGAAGTTACAGAACGCAGACTCCCACCCAACGCGGGAAAGGGAAGACCTGCGGGAGTGCCTAACAAGTCCACAAGTATCGTCAGGGAGGCTATTGCCAACCTGCTAGAGCGTAACGCCGAGAACATGGACAAGTGGCTCACATCCGTTGCGGATGGGGACGAGGTCAAGGGCATAAAGCCCCAGCCCGACAAGGCACTAGACATCATGCAGAAGTTAGCCGAGTACCACATCCCCAAACTTGCTAGGACAGAGGTAGTGGGCGACAAGGACACTCCGCTAGAGTTGAAGATTTCGTGGCAGAAGTAACAATACCTTATGCCCCAAGACCCCAACAGCTTCTGGTTCACGATGCGTTGGAGGCTAATAGGTTCGCGGTGGCTGTATGCCATCGAAGGTTCGGCAAGACTGTTGCTGCCATAAACCACCTTATCCGCGCAGCCATGCTCTGCGGAAAGGAAAGCCCACGGTACGCCTACGTTGCCCCAACCTACTCTCAAGCAAAGCGGGTGGCGTTTGACTACCTACTCAAGTTTACGGAACCCCTGACCCCAACGGCTAACATCAGCGAACTCAGGGTAGACTTCTACGGAAGGCGCATAAGCCTCTACGGTGCAGACAACCCAGATTCCCTGCGAGGAATATACTTAGACGGGG